AGAGATAAGAGATAAGAGATAAGAGATAAGAGATAAGAGATAAGAGATAAGAAAGATTGTAAATATTATGTCTGATGAAAGTACAAAAGATACAAAAGATACAAAAGATACAAAAGATATTAAAGACAAAAAAGAACCTAAAAAAGTAATACGATCTAAAAAGACAATACAACAATCTTTAGAATCATCACTTCTTAAACAAAATGGAAATGAAAAAGATAAAGATAAAGATAAAAATAAAGAGAAAGAGAAAAAACAAAATGAAGGTCGTGTCCTCGCTCTTTCTTTACGACCAAAATCATTAGAAGATCTTATAGGTCAAAATGATATTTGTCAAACACTAAAAAGTCAATTTGAATCTCATAGAATTCCACATTTCTTTATACTATCAGGTCCTGTAGGTTGTGGTAAAACGACTTTGGCTCGAATTTTATCACGTAAAATTCATGAAACATATGGGATTCAAGATGTTTCTCACTATTATAAAAATATTCCTATTCAAAAAAAAGTTCACTATGAAATAAAAGAAGTAAATGCTGCTAATCAAACCGGGATTGATGATATAAGAAAACTTATCGAACATATGGGATTTAAACCTTTGCCACCATCACGTGTTAAAGTTGTCATTTTGGATGAAGCACACCAGTTATCTGTTCCAGCACAAAATGCTCTTATCACAGAGACTGAAGATGTCCCTGAACATGTATTCTATATTTTTTGTACATCTGCTCCGCAAAAGATTATTCCAGCATTACAGAGAAGAGCATTCCATATTTGTCCTAAATTACTCAAAGACAAAGACAATATAGAAGAAATTGTCAAAAGATCTGCAAAATATGCCGAATATAACGGAGATATAGACCCATTTGTAGAAGGTATCATACATTATGAAGTATTTAGTCCTGGTCTTATTATACAAGCAGCTGAAAAATACTTTAGCGGTTTATCCGTTTCTGACTCTTTAATTAATGGTAAAAATGAAATGGTTGGAAATATCGATATGATTTCTGTATGCCGTGCTCTTGTAGGAGGGAAGTGGAATGTTTGTGCGGAAATTTTAAAAGATGCAACTCGTTCAGACACATACGGAATAAAGGCTTCTGTACTTGGGTATTTAAAAACAGTATTATTAAAATCGAGTGGAAATAAATCTATTAATGTAGCAAAAGCCATACGTTTTATTACATCTGCAGAATTTCAAGATGAATCTATTGCTTTACCATCATTATTATCAAGCTTATGTCTTGCCTGTGCGCAAATGAATTCATGAAAGAAAATATGATACATATTTGTGAAATCTTTTTTCCTTTTTTCCTTTTTTCCTTTTTTCCTTTTTTCCTTTTTTCCTTTTTTCCTTTTTTTCTTTTTTTTCCTTTTTTTCTTCTCTTGACAAATCAAAAGATGCTTTTATGTATTATTTTTATTATTAGCTTTATTATTTTATTTCAAATATTCATTATATCATGGGAAAGAGAATATAATTATAAAAAAGAATTATTCGAAGAAAACAATAATGAGAATATTGGTATAATTGTCCCTGAATATGAAAAAACAAAATCAAAAGATTATAGTTTTGATAGTCAAAATTTTTCTCCACAACCATTCGATTTCCCAACATTAAAACCCCGAACTAAATGTGAAAATCCTGATAAACCTGGTACTTGGGTTTTTGTAGATGATGAAAAAAATGACGATGAAAATCTCAAAGATGACATAGACTTAGAAAAAATAAGACAAAATAGACAAAATTGTATCAAAGAATATCCAGATTTTACCCAAGAAGTTCACCAATCTGCTTTACCAAATATGACTCTTGCTATGGATGAAGTAAGAGGATTTCAAGAAGTTATCGACCCATCGACTTGTGTTCAAAATCTAGCACATGAATTTCCAAAACTCGCCAAGTATTGTCGTCTTAAAAATGAAAATAAACCTATAGATTTTGAAGATCTAACTAAAACATTTTGTTTTACAGGACAATATCCTACACTGAGTTGTGTAGATCCGACTAATTTTAAACAAAAAGATCATGATATCTCTTGTAGTGATACATCTTCTATTGATAATAAAATGATTGAAAATATAGGTCTTTATTTTTGTGATGATGCTTCCATTAAATGTTCTCCATGCAAATTTGATCACCTTTATTTTGAAAATAAACTACATTTTGGATTTTTAAATCGTATTTGTGAGTCTGGTCAAATAGATTGTTTAAATGAGGGTATCAATAGGGATTACAATTTAATATTTAATAGAGGACTCGATAAAGACTTTTATAATGATTTTGATGTAGATACTTCAGGAAGATAAAATCATAAAAAAATAAAAATAAGATCAATGTTGAATAAGATTTTTAGATGCACATTCTTCTATAAATAACGGTTCTTTCAAAGTAAAACGTTCCCGTTTAATAATTACATCGTCTTTTTTGAAATAAACAACCTTGATATATGGATTATAATGCCATATTCTATGATCGATCTTTAATAAAAATCTTAAAGGATTTTCTTCATAATTTATATCTTCAGTTCCATAGCTCCCTATTTGTGCACATTTGTAATGATAATCATTTATAAGATCTAAAAGATCATTTGAAAATTTTTTGTATAATGTGCTATATACTATATATTTTCCTTCAAATAAAGATACAGAGAAAGCTATGTGTAATCTCATGTCTCTATTTGATACATCATTTTCAATAAAATCTAAAGTTTCTTTCACTTTACCGTGTTTTGCACAAAATCTTGTTCCCAAATCTATGTAATTTTTGGTTAATAAATTCGAAAATAAAGGCATTAATGCATATTCTTTGAATAAATCTATTTTTCCAAAAGAACATAAAGTTTCTAGAAAATTTAATGCAAAAGGCCAGCTACGATGAGATACACGTATTTTTTCTTCTACACACCGAGCATATAGTTGAAAATAACGATTAAATCTTTCTTCATTCGAAAGGATCCATTCTAAACAATTGCCATTTTCTTTGTGTATTAAAAATCCAATTAAATCATTCATCATATCATATGATTTTTTGTATCCAAATATTTTTATAAAATTTTCAAGTATATCAGGTATATTCATTGTTTGCAATAAAGATTCATCTTCTTCTAAAAAAATAGGAACCAAAATAGAATAGGGAATTTTATCTATCATTCGAGTAATTTTATTTTTATAAATGACTAAAACTTATATTTTTGGTATTTATATATGATTATCAATTTTTTTGATTTTTTGGTTTTTTGGTTTTTTCATAATTTTGAATCAAATAAAAATATATAAGACCATTTTTCATTCATAATTAAAAAAATGTATTCTCTTTCAAAACCAGATGTAGGGAAACTTAGTTTCATATATAATAGAAATATTTCTTTTTACATAGGATTTGAATCACCTATTCACGCAAGACATGTTCAATACAACATAAATCCATTACGATACAATTTTCGTATAAAACTTAGTCCAGAAGGAAAAAATAAACATCATTTAACGGATTATGTAAAAATGGGTAAACCCTTATATTTGGATACTCAAGCACTTTTGAGTATCGATAAAAAAAATGAAAAACAAAGAACCTATCAAAAAATGTTGTGTCAAGAGCTCACATATATGATAAATATGGAAACAATAGATGCACATGATTTTGTGACTTTGCCATTTGTATCTCAGAAAAATATTGTTTTACCAAAGAGTGTACAATACGAAGATATTCATCAAATTGTTTTCAATAGTATTGCCATCTATCAAGAACCAGAAACAATAGAAGAAATCAAAGAACATTTAGAAAGGTTTTCATTGTGAACTTGCAATTCTTTCTACACCTTGAACGAAATTATGTTTTCCAAAAAAACATACACCATCTTCTAAATCGAATTCATCTGGAACACGCATTAAGTCGACAATTCGTCTGATACCATAAATTCCAAAATGCTGATTGTAATCTTGATAGCGTTTGCAAACTTTTTCATAATTATTTAGAGCCTTTATTCCATCTACAGATACACAATGAATTGTGACTTCTTGTGATCCGTGTATGTCACAAGATAAAACTATATACATAATGGAATATTTTTTTAATAAATACTTTAATGATTTCAAATGATAAAAAGAATCAAATTTGATTTTGAAGTCAAATATCTTTAATAAAGAAAAACTTTTATAAACTATTTCAATTTTTTATTTTTATATATCTTCTTTTTATTGTTTTTATCCCAAAAATATCAAATGTCATGTCAACAAGAAGAAATTGATTTACAGCAAGAAGCTTTTTCATTATCTTCTTCTTTTACTGATGTAATCGAAAAACAATTACCATCTTTAGTTTATTCTTATATTACACCTTCCACACTAAATATAAACACTATGACAATCGTTTGTAAAACAAATTTAACGAATTTTAATACACATGTTTGCGATTTCAAAGAGTATATTTCTAAAAATCCTATAGAAGATGGAATCACATTATCTGAGAAATCTATGGGAAAAAATGTTATTATCATTCGTTGGAATCAAAAGTGGGGAGAAGATAATAATCATCAAAAAAATATATCTGCTAAAGTATTTGGAAATGGATCAATTCATATTACAGGTGTCACTATGCCATATGAAGCCATTCTTATTTCTGATTTTTTATCAAAATTTTTTTCTAAATTAATCGATAAAAATGAAAATAATAAACCTGAAGCAAAAACACTTGACTTTACTATTTGTATGATACAAAGTAATTTTTCTATTGGTCGACATATACGTCTAGCAGAATCTTATCAAATTTGGCAAGATAAAGGGTATGAAAATAAGTTTGGAGCATCAGCTTTATTTGATTATGAAAAACATCGTGTCCTTCATCTAAAATTTACAGATGAGAAAACTTCTGTCCTTATTTTTTCTACGGGTAAAATTCTTATTACTGGCGCTCGTTCTCCTGAACATCTACATAATTCATATGACAAAACATGTACATTTTTTGATCAAAATATAGATGATATTACATTTATCAAAGAAATAGATGTTAATGATATTAAAATTCCCAAAAAAAGAGGACGAAAAAGAAAAATAGATCAAATTAGTGCATATGAAACAATTGATATAAATAAATTGTAAATTCTTTTATCAATCTATTTCTATGAATTTGGTATCTGTTTCTTCATCATATAGTAAATAGCTGTATTCAATCATATTTCCATAAACATATGATATTGATGTCAAGAAAGGATTTAGATGTATGTCAATTGAGGAACAATTATTTTTCATACATTTACTTGATGCTTTTTTATCAAGACCAATACGGTATAGATACGAATGAAATGTGTGTTTTGCTTTATTTTTTGTAATATCTTCGTGATTATCATATAAAAAATCGAAAATAACTTGAAAAAAATCATGAGATAGTGGAATGTTCTTTTTATCATTATTTTCATCAAACCATCTATTGAAAAATTCTGATCTCAATCCAATTTTCATTAATATATTATCTTTTGAATTAGAAAAATACCAATCTGTCCATAATATCCAAATTTTATGTATATTTTCTTTTCTTATATTTTCCAATTGCCGTTGAAATTCTAATCTATCTTGATTTTGTAAAAGAATATCTAAATCCTTCAAAGATTTTGTGCTAAAACCATTTTTCGTTATTATATCAAAATTACGATTCATTTTCTCTTTCATTTATATTTACATTTTTCCACTTTATTGCTTACTTTTCTTCAAATCAATGATTTCTTTTTTTAATACATGTATTGACTCTACCAATACACCAATCATATCACCATAAGAAATTCCTAAATATCCAGTTTTATCATTTTCAAAAATAAGTTCAGGTAAAGTTTGTTGTACTTCTTGTGCAATAAGGCCACAAAATCTTTTATTTGTTTTATCATTTTTATATTGGAAAGTATATCCATGAATGTTCTCTAAAAGTTTTAAAGGATTAGATATATGAGTTATATTATGTTTTGCTCTAATATCTGATGTGACAACAAGATTAGTATCCGATTCTATTTGTTGAGTAGTGATTTTACCTTTTATATTAGTATCACCATCTACAACTAATTGTTGATTTGGAGTTGTTTCATTTGTACCAATACCTATATTCCCGTTAAATTCATGTATAAAAGGTAAATAAGCAAACAAACGACGCAAATC